CAAACCACAACCACAACACTTACCGGACCTTGCACAATGCCTGGAACCGGGTGCGCGGGAACTTATGTAAATAACGTTTGTACACAAGCATCTCCCTCTGCATCTTCTTGTAATGGTGGTCTTGGAACATACTCAAGTTGCGGAAGTTATCCTTCAGGTTCCTCAACCCCTACATTTACTTGCGTACCAAATACGACTAATAGTGCGGCAATAGCACAGCCCGTGACTGTTTCCGCCCCCAATCAAACAGTTCAGACTACGCCCAATCAAACAGTTCAGACTACGGGCGCTGGGGCCGCCACCGGAACTACTGGCACTTATGTATCAGTGGCGTTGACTCCAACCAATGGCGTCTCGTCTTCATCCGCTACTTACACGCCAACTAACATAGTTGTTTACGGACCAGGACTTCCTAGTAGCGGTGTTTATTTAACTAGCTTGTCTACTAATGCGGGAACCACCTCTACAGGAGGATCGGGGACTGCTACTGGGACTCTGCCGGCTGGGTATACCCTTACCCCAGGAGCTACCTACACTGTTCAATACTTCAACGGACAGACCTCGGTGCCAGCATCTCAGACGATTACTGGGCCTTCGACAGCTTCGGCAACATCATCGGCCAGCTCTGGAACAACTAGCGTCTCAACCAGCTCATCTTCTAAAACCACGGCAAGCACAGGCACTACAAGTACCGTAGTTACTACTACACCTACCGCTACACAGACCACCACCACGTCAGTAAATACCTCGACCTTAGCCGGAGTCCTAGCTGCGTCAGGTGGGTCGTCTACTACCGCTGCTTCAACGTCTACAAAAACCACTTCCACAGCGGCAGCAACTACGACCACAAGCTCTACCTCTACCTCTACAGGCGTTTCTCCTGCGGTGGCTCAAGGAGTGACAAACAAATTGAATGCTTGCAAATACTGCTTGTTTGCGATGTAGGATAGAATAATTACCATGTCAGACCAAAAACCTGTTCGCCCTTGGGACCTGTGGGACGACTCTGTCCCTAGAGCTTCTGATGAAGAACGCGATCGTCGTTTTGAAATTTGCAAGGGCTGTGAGCATCTAATTAAGTTCACCAAGCAGTGCACTAAGTGCGGTTGCCTTATGGCGCTTAAAACTAAGCTGGCTCCAGCTTCTTGTCCAGTAGGAAAGTGGGACGCAGTCGAATGAACAACCTTGGCCCAGGAATAGCCCTCTATAACTTTCAACTAGAAGATATGGACCGGTTAATCCCGGACATTAACTACTCCGTTGAGACTAACGTTGTTGAGCTGGAGAACGGGGTATTGGTCATCCCATTTCCCGACCCTACGGTCGTTTTAGACGACTTTGCCCCCTCTAAAGACCTTTTGCTCCATGGGCTAGGTACAACCCTCTTTGAAGCCTTTAAAGGCCCTATGGAGGAGTATCTGAACTTTTACGACGTAGAGACCACAAACTGGGATGCCTACGGTATCTGGAAGTTTGGCGAACAAATTGAGCCATCTAACCTTATAGATGATAGTCCTCAATGGCACCGTCGAGTCTCTGTCATTTATTTCTTAAATGATGGGTACGAGGGCGGAGATATGTTCTTCCCTAATTTTGGGGTCAGCTATAAGCCCGCCAAAGGAGACCTGCTAATTTTCCCATCCGGGTACATGTACAAGCATATAAACCAGCCTGTAACTTCCGGATATCAGTATTGCGTCATGCAGTGGGCTAGATAAGCCTGACATACACGCCCGCTTCCTAGACAATTGTTACTAGCGCCCCGATCAAGCGCTTTAACCACTCTAGAGAGGCAAATACATGTCAAGCTATTCTTCCCCTGCGCCACAGGGTGATTCAAAGGCTACAGGCGCTTACGCCGTAGCTATCGCCGCACAAGCTGGCGGTACAAATAACGATGGTCACGCTACCGACTCTGCAGGCAACGTTGTTGTCGACTTTGCTTGGGGCAACTTCCCGCTTCAGCCAAACGACGTTCGTCGCGCGTCTGTTTCTAACTTCGGTGGAGGCAATGCTGCAGCTGTAGTAACTACCTCAGCTGGACTTATGCGCACAGTTCCTGGTGAAGCTGGTGCCGACACAGGTTGGGCAGCAACAACTCAGGTTGCTTCAGCAAACCTTTCTTACGCAGATGTAACAGTAAACCTTAACAACGGAATCACATCAAACGTTCACATGGATAACCATGTTCGCGCTGAATCCGCATATGCAGGTTACCCACTTTACACAGCTATGCACCAGGCCGTATACCGCATTACACAGGCATCTGGTAACGGAAGCGTACAGACCTACACTGCGCCAAACAACCTTCTAAAGGCTGGCGATACAGTTAACATCACAGGTACCGGTCTTGATGGAACCAACCTTACAGTTGCTTCAGCTAACCAGTACACATTCACAGTAGCTGGCTCAGGTACAGGAAGCTACATCAACATTTCAGGTACAGCTCGTTACACCGATGAGACTACCGCAAATGATGGCGCTTACGTTGCTAGCGTAGACTATGTCCTAGTTCCAAGCGTTCTTGGCTTTGCAACAGCTTCTGCTACAGACGCTATGAACGACGTTGAGCTTGTTCCTACAACAGCTTCAGCAGCTACAAACTCTCCAATCACAGTTACAGCTGTTTCTCGTACACTTGGTAACGCTACTGCCACAATCACCGCAACCGGTGCTGGCGCAGCCTTCCCAGTTGGAACATCAATCACGATCTCCGGTCTTACAAGCAGCGATGCTGAGTTTGACGGTTCATGGATTGTTACAGGATCAGCTACAAACACAGTCAGCTTTGTTTCTAACGGTACATCTTCAGTTACTGACACAGGCCTTTCAGGTTCTGTTAAGGGAACAACTGGAACTATCAAGACTCAGAGCGTTGCAGCTGGTGCAGCTTCAATTGCAGCTGGTACAGCAGTCACACTTACTCCTTGGGCATAACCAAACCCCAACAAGAAAGCCCCCGATTTCTCGGGGGCTTTCTTGCTTTTAGTACCAACCGTGCCTTTGGTGAAAGGCCCAGGCATTGACGATGCCTGCGGGATCCGTTGGGGTTCCGTATCGAGCTTTAATGTATTGAAGACCATATTTAATTTGAAGGACCGCTGATGGGGTCTTTGTCACTTTGTAATTGCCCCAAGTTGAGGGTAAGAACTGGGCAATACCGAAGGCGTGACTGCTCATGTTGAGCGCCTTTGGGTTGAAGTGGCTTTCTGCCTGCCAAAGGTTATTAAGCGCTTTCCATTCCTTTAGAGATAAACCCTGAGCATAGACCGTTAGGAATGCAATGGTCTGAGGGTCGAAGTACTTGACATAAGGGCTCGTCAAAGCCAGCTTAGCCTGCGTCTTAGTTGTGGTTACAGTGAGATAGGTCAGGTTGACCGTCACTGCTTTCTCCGGCTTTGGAGGCACAATTAAGGCTCTTGCCGTCGGTGGCAAGATCAAGTGGGAAAGGGCAATCCAAACGACTGCCAAGACGGTGACCCACTTCTTCACGTCTATCGTGAAATTGATTCTGATATTAAGCATTTCTGCTCCTCTCAAGAACGCAAAAGCCACCTTGTAGGGTGGCTATCACTCCTTTAAGTTACCACAGAGTTACATACCAAAGTCAAGTTGAACGGCAATATAAATAAAAATCACGTTTATGCGTAAATGTCGACAATTCCATGCTTATAATAAAGCACTATCATCTTAGATTCTGAGACGTGATCTGTAAAACTAGCCGGCCGAATAGTGTATAAAGGATAAAAATGAAATCTAATCTATCGGCAGCTGACTGGGCCAATATCATCTCAGGAGTTCTTGCTGTAGTTGCAGCAGGCGGTGTGACTATCCGTTGGATAGTCAAGCACTACTTATCTGAACTGCGCCCCAATCACGGCAGTAGCCTTCATGACAAGGTGAGCCTAGAAGTCTTACCTTTGCTCAAAGAGCTTAGGGAGAATCAGATCGAGATTGGGATTCAAGTGGCTAAGCTCGAAGGTCAGTTCGAGCAGCACGTCAGAGAGCACGACTAGTGTTCCAACGCATATCTGACTGGGCGGCTGAGAATTTCGGCAAACCCTTCTTTATCCTCTTCCACTTAGCGGTATGGACAGTCTGGTTTTTTATAGAACCCTACCCATACCTGTTTCTGACGCTAGTGGTATCCCTTGAGTCCATCCTGCTATCTGGGCTAATCCTGAACTCTACAAACCGTCAGGGTGAGCTGGACCGCCAAAAAGCCAAAGAAGACTTTGACGTGGATATGGAAACACTGATTGTGGCAGAGAAAATTCTTGCTATCATTGAGGCACGGGCTGAATAGCCCCTAGATCCGAAATAAGGAGCAAAATGAACGATAAGAAAATTCTTGCTTACGTAGAACATTATGTCTACGCAACAGCAGGTACCGCAGTAGGTATCGTAGCAACCACCCTCAAGACTCCAGGACATCACAACTACAAGTCTGTCCTCTGGGCTCTTGCCGCTGGTCTAGTCGGACCAGCTCTTGCGAAGTTGAACCCAAGTTCAATCGCTAACATCATTTCTAAGAAAACTGGTCTTCCAGAAGCTGTAGTAGCTCAGGGTGTTGCAACCGCAGCAGCCGATGCTGAGAAGACAATCGCAGAAAACAACAAGTAAAGGATTAACGAATGAAGTGTGCTAACTGTTCAAACGAAGCAGTCTTTACCGATTCACATCCAGCCATGGACCCAGTTGATTACTGCAATACATGCTTGCCTAATCATTTGCGTACATTGGCAGATGCAGGACAGTTAGCCCTTCGTTCTAAAGAAGTCAAGGTGATGGCTGAAGCCCCAAAAGCAGAACCGGCTCCGGAAGTAAATCCAGAGCCAACACAAACAAACGAGGCTGAAGCAGAACCTGAACACCAGGAAGAATAGTGTTTGACGATGGCGTGTATGCAACACGCATCGAACGAATAGAGCCTTTTCAACCGCATCCAGTTCCTAAGATGGCCATGAACAGAAAAGGCCCATTCCCAGCAGAGCTGTATAACGATCCTGAAATAATCTTTAGCTCTACCCCTGCAGCAGAATCTGGCTCCGACTATAGCCCTGGAGCAACTGCGCAAAATAAATTTCAAGAACCTAGACAACTAATTTGCTCATCTTGCCATGCTCGCGTGTACGAGCATAAAACTGGTGACCATGTCTGTGAGCAATAATGGGAAAAAGAAACTATCGTCGCCAAGACACTTACTATCAAAGACGCCAAGCTAGTGAAAACCAAAGCGGTCAAAAGACAGCTAATATAGGTTTTGCTTTAGGTGAAGCTCTTGGTATTCCGAATGACTGGGAAATTGCTGATGCTAGGGAACCGGGGCTCCCTGCTCGTCAGCAGCCCAATCAAAACGCCGACTTAACATTAAGAGACACTACTCCAGCATTCCAAACTCAAACCGCCCCTACGATCAATCCTCCACGCCCTAGAGCTAAAAAGATCGCCTATAGTCGTCAAGCTCAAAAACTTGTAGTAAAGTTCAGGGACGGAACTTGGTGGGAGTACAACGGTATTAGCTCCCAAATCTGGAACGAGTTAAAGGCCAGCCCATCTACTGGCAGATTTCTCAACGGAAAAATCAAAAACAGTCAGGGAATTATTTTGGACACCTGGGGAGATATGGGGCCGTTTAACCCCAACGAGATGCCTCCAGAGACAAGGGTAATGTTTAACGGATGATTTCAAAAGGCGCACTATACGGCGGAAAACTTCGGTATTGGCATAAAAAGTTCCTTCCAATATTTGAGGTCGGACGTACTCAAGAGACCGAATTTCCTTTTAGAACTGGGACTTGTCTAGTAACCAGAATCCCGTTTACCACAGCTGCTTATTACTTAGGCGTTTGGGGTAAAAGGGCTGATGTAGACCCTTATGACGATGACGCTATTGATGGACTTCTAAGGGAAGCCATGCGAGGTCGAGACGCTTGGCGATCAGAGGAGGGATTATATGAAGAATTTTTTGAAGACTAAGAAGGTTTGGGAAAAGCCCTTCTCTGAAAAGGTAGCCAAACGAGTAGCTCGTATCCCTACATTGGAACTAGAACGCTGGGCAGACGGCGCCATCTACGATGTAGGTCGTTGCCTCTCTAACTATCAGAAATCAAGGGAACAGGTTTATCTAGATGAGGCTCTTTTAGGGGCAGAGGCTTTACATGCAGTTCTTGATGCTCTTCACAAAAGGACTGCACCGTTTAAATAGATTTGTCGACTTTATGATAGGATTCTCCTGATCGAGTTTCCTCCTCCTCTCCCTAATTCGATTGCCGAAGCCGCGGTGCGTTTAGCTCCCGCGGCTTTTGCTTTTTAACATAGACTTATTAAAATGAGCGAAGAATTTATCGACGAAGAGGACTTCCTAGAAGAGGAAACCGACGCCGTCATCGAAGAAGATGACGACGATATTGACGAGCTCTCGAAAGAATTTGTTAACCAGATAATCGAAAAGATTATGGGATTCATGACAGAGTTCGTGGGTCACGAGCTCCACCCTTATCAAAAGCCTTTGGCGCGAAGAATCATTGAATCGGTTATCTTAAACGACGCAGCCGAAGTCACGGCGCTTGCCGCCCGTCAGTCAGGTAAATCTGAAACTATCGCTAATACCGTAGCTACGCTTATGGTGCTCTTACCCCGCTTAGCTAAGATGTACCCAGACCTCCTAGGCGCTTACAAAAACGGAATTATGATCGGCATGTTTGCTCCAGTTGAAGGTCAGGTAGAAACACTGTTTGGTCGTACGGTAAACCGACTAACTAGCGAACGAGCTCAAGAGATTTTAGGTGACCCTGAAATCGACGATGAGATGAGCCGTGTCTCAGGCGTTAAGCGCAAAATTAAATTAAAGAACTCTGGGTCAAGCATCACCATGATGACCGCTAACCCTAAAGCAAAAATTGAATCTGAGTCTTTCCAACTCATCATTATTGATGAGTGCCAAGACGCTGACGACTTTGTAGTAGCCAAATCAATCTCCCCTATGTTGGCCTATTACTCAGGGACCATGGTTAAGACCGGCACCCCCACTGTGCAAAAGAACAACTTCTACAGATCAATTCAGTTTAACAAGCGCACCCAGACAGAAGCCCGCAGGCGTCAAAACCATTTCCAATGGGATTACAGAGATGTATCTAAAGTAAACCCTAACTACGCAAAGTTCATTAAGAAAGAAAAGCTCCGCATTGGCGAGGACTCGGATGAGTTCCGTATGTCGTATAACTGCGAGTGGCTATTGGAACGCGGTATGTTCGTAACCTCGAAAGTTATGGACGAGCTTGGCGACAAGTCTATGGAAACAGTTAAGGCTTGGCACAGAACCCCTGTAGTAGTAGGAATTGACCCAGCTCGTAAAATGGACTCCACTGTAGTTACCGTAGTGTGGGTTGATTGGGACCGACCAGATGAGTTTGGTTACTACGACCACCGAGTATTTAACTGGCTTGAAATCCAAGGAGACGACTGGGAAGATCAATACTTCCAAATTCAGAATTTCTTAGAGAACTACGATGTCCTTGCTGTAGGCGTTGACGCGAACGGAGTAGGCGACGCAGTAGCCCAGCGCCTAAGGTTGCTCTTACCTAGGGCTGAAGTTTTATCTGTAGGCAGTAGCCAGCAAGAACAATCTAAGCGTTGGAAGCACCTTAGGGCGCTTATCGACCGCCGAATGATTGGATGGCCGGCTCACGCTAAGGCTAAGCGTTTAAAGACTTGGCGCCGCTTTAGTCAGCAAATGACTGACCTAGAGGTAAAGTTCCAAGGACCTAACTTCTTGGCTCATGCTCCAGAGGAAGCCCACGCCCACGATGACTATGCCGACAGCCTAGCCATTGCCGTGTCCCTCACTATGGATTTCACCTTGCCTCAAGTAGAAATGAGCTCATCGCCGTTTTATAGCAGGTAAATACGAATTAAGGCTGAAATTAATCCAAAAGAATAGGACACTTTAATCGAGGTCCTCAACCTAATTTAGGAGTTAAAAATGGCAATTGCCCCATCACCAAAGTTCCCTGAGCGTCAGGGCGCTGAGTACGATCGCAAGATGTCTGCTGCCCTTCCAGGTCAGCGCGGCCCACTTCGTTTCGAAGAGGGAATCGCATCAGACAGCGATGTTCCAAATGAATTCAACAAGGGCGCTATGCAGGCACTAACACCTGCTGCTGGTCGTCCAAACCGCAATCAGAATGTTTTCGAAAAGACTCCAGAAGAGACAATGCGTGAGCGTTCACACGTTGGTTCTGCTTCTTGGGTAGAAGCTCCAGATCATCTCTCAGAGTTCTCTGGTGGCGCATTTGCAGACCACGGTTCTGTAAAGTTCGAAGAAGTTTTCCGTTCTGGCGGACCACAGAAGAAGCCTAACGCCGCGCAAGTTCGCGACTAATTAGCGTTCTGTTTCCCCCGTTTCTACGGCGAATACGTGGCGGGGGAACAGACTCCTTCTCTCTTCTGTAAAGGTTAAATCATGGCACTCATCACCGGTAAATCCGTTCAACAGGCACCTAAGCAAGTTCCAGCTAACCCACGCCTGTACAACATGATTAGAACTCAAGCCGACACGCGTTTTCAAAAAGAATCCCCAGCAAAAGCCCACTGGATGCACTCACGCTATCTACAGATGGGCGGTCGATTCGTTGGTTCCGAAAAACAAGTGGACCCAAGAATGCGCGACTATGTTGAAGAGGCTAAGGAAAAAACCAAGAAAAAGCAGCTACAACAGATTTCAAAGCCGGTAGGTAAAGGCCTCATCAAAGGTGAAGCTAGACGTTAATAGTTTGTTAGACTTTGCCAACTGTGTTAGTTAGGAGTTTTAGTGAGTTCGATTGATTTTAGCCCTCCTTCGTATAGGGCTGCATCCTCTGACTTAACTATCTCCATTTCCCCTCTGGGACTTGTAGAACTTGCTGATGAAGAATTTGAAGTTCACGGCCCACGCCTAAACCGCTATTCAATGAACTGGGCAATGTACCTAGGTCATCATTACTCTTACCGCCGTCAAACAGGCGAAACTCAAATAGCTCTTAATTACTACAGAGCATTTACTGACTTCATAGTTAATTTTACTTTTGGCAAGGGCGTCCAATTTCGTAGCCCTAAAGAAACTGAAGCAATAGTTCCCGACATTCTTGAAAGAGTTTGGGAAGTTGACAACAATAAGGCCACCGTCCTATGGGAAATAGGACAGCAAGGAGCTGTGTCAGGTGACTGCTTTATCAAAGTTGCTTACGAAGAAGCGTATGTCGATCCTTCTGGACGTAATCATCCTGGTCGCGTCCGTATATTGCCTCTTAATAGCTCTTTTTGTTTTCCAGAGTTCCACCCTCACGATCGCGAGCGCCTCATTCGTTTTAAGCTCAAGTATCGTTTCTGGGGTACATCTTTGGAAGGCACTCGTCAAGTATTTACCTACACAGAGATTTTGACAGAAGATGTTATTGAAGAATACATCAACGATGAGCTCATCGATTCTCGTCCAAATCCTCTCGGCACTATCCCTGTTGTGCATGTTCCTAATATTCGTATCAGCGGTTCTCCATGGGGTTTGTCGGACTGTGACCAGATCATCAACATTAATAGGACCTACAACGAAGTTTCTACTGACGTTGCTGACATTGTTAATTACCACGCAGCGCCGGTTACAGTTATCATCGGTGCCAAAGCTTCTCAGCTTGAGAAGGGCGCTAACAAAATCTGGGGTGGTCTACCAAAAGACGCAAAGGTAGAGAATCTATCTGGCGGCTCTGAAGGACTAAAGGGCGCAATGGACTTCTTGGCTATGCTCAAGAAAGCTATGCACGAAATGGTGGGTGTGCCAGAGACAGCTCTTGGTCAAGCCCAACCTATCTCTAACACCTCTGGCGTAGCTCTTAGCATCCAGTTCCAGCCTTTGATGGCCCGCTACCACCAAAAGATTATTCAATACGCTCACGGACTAGAGCGCGTAAACGAACTTATTCTTCTCAACATCGCGGTAAAAGAGCCAGAGATGTTTACCTGGAACCCTAACTTCAACACCCCAGTAAAGCCAGGGCAGCTTCAGCAGCTAGACCCTTCAGACTCTTTGACCTATCGCTCTATTGTTCATTTCCCTCAGCCATTGCCACTAGACAAGCTGATTGCCCTAAACGAAGTTCAGACCATGATGTCTATCGAGCTAGAATCCAAGGAAGGCGCTTTGCGTTCCCTTGGCGAAGAGTTCCCAGCCGAGAAACTTCAAGAGATTCGTCAAGAGCTTATGGACGACGAGCGCGCCAAAGGCGCCCTCACACTCCTCCGTACCGAGATTCAAAATGAAATTCAAAAGCTTACGGGCGTTATCCCCGGTCCCGACGGGGCACCTGGTACTCCAATGCAGGGTCCAGAGGGTATGCCAATCCAAGGTCAACCTTCCGCCGAGACTCCTGTACTGGATCAAGCAGACGCAATGCTTCAAATGGGAGAGCAAGAAGTTCGCAACCGCCTAGTAACAGAGGCTTACGGAACCAAACTTCCTCAGCGACGTGTTGAAGAGGATTATCAACTTTAATCACACTTTAGCCTGTATTTGTCTGCTTAAACTAGCAGAATTGAATAGTAAGAAAAGTGCTGGTCATTCGTGCTCCCACATCGTAAAACGACCCCGAGAATAAGGAAGTGTCATGGAAGTTACAGACGTAGCTGTTGAGGCCTTTGCAGCCGAAACAGGAACTACTCCAGTTGTAGGCAATCAGGACGTTGACGTTTCTGTTGCTAACAATAAGCAAAAGTTCTACACAGATGAGGACTTAGCAAAAGTTCGTTCTCAGGAGAAAGACAAACTTTATCCTGTCATTGAACAACTTAAAGAACAAGTTTCCGCTCTTACAAAAGAGAAGGAAGAGAAGGCAGCTCGCAAGGCAGAGAAGGCAGCGCAAGAAGCTGCTGAAAAAGAAGCTAAGCAAAAGGCTAAGCTCGAGGAAAGTCTCGATGCAAAAGAATTTGCAAAGCTAACTGCGGACGAGTTGCGTGAACAATTGGAACGTGAGCGTCAAGAACGCGAAACGGCCTTCGCTCTACTGGAGCGTGAGCGTCAGTATGCTGATCTCACTAACTACCGTACACAACGCGTTGATCAGGAACGCGAAGCTATCATTCCTGAATTGGTTGACCTAATTGCGGGCAACACCCGTGAAGAAGTAGACCAGAGCATTGAAAGCTTGAAAGAGCGTTCTGCTCGAATCTTAGAGTCTGCACAGAGTGCTATGCAGAACGCTAGAAAAGAAATGACAGGAACAAGGGCAACCTTGCCACCTGCCGGACCACTGGAAACAAATATGGAGCAACGTCCGTTAACGGCGCAAGATATTGCGTCAATGTCGATGAATGATTACGCAAAATATAGAGATCGTATCTTGAGCGAAACCGCTCGAGGTAAGACCAAGGGCTTGTTCGGATAACCCCTAACCACCAACTAACTACATTTAGGAGTCATGTAAATGGCATCAGGTATTACGGGTACCGGCAATCTCGCTGCCGCCCCTACCGCTTACTCTGGTACAAACACCCAGCTGACACAGTCGATTCAGACCATCTGGTCTAAGGAGATCCTATTCCAGGCTCTACCAATCCTTCGATTTGAGCAGTTTGCAGTCAAGAAAACTGAACTCGGCGTTGCACCAGGTCTTCAGATCAACTTCATGCGTTACAACAACCTCGGCTTCGCTTCGGCGCTTGTTGAAGGTGTTCGTATGCAGACAAACGCGCTTACAGCACAGCAGTTCTCAATCACAGTAACTGAGCATGGTTATGCTCTTGCTGTTTCAGAGCTCTTGCTTAACGCTTCATTCGACGATGTGATGGCTTCTGCTTCACGTCTTCTCGGTCGTAACATGGCTATCTACCTAGATCAGCTTTCACGCGACACCCTCTACGCAGCTACCTCAACTGTTTACGGTGAAGACCGTTCTTCAGTTTCTTCGGCTGTCAACAACTGGTACGGATATGGCTCAACCGCTGCACAGCGTTCTGACATGGTCGGTAACCACTTCTTGACACCTCACACTGTTAAGGACATCGTAGAGACACTTTCTACAAAGAACATTCCTCGGTTGGGTGAGACCTATGTTGGTTTCGTTCACCCTCACCAGAGCCGTAAGCTTCGCGACAACGCTGAATTCATCGAAGTCACAAAGTACGCTGCTCCAGGTAACTTCATGCTCGGTGAAATCGGTCGCTTGTACGACACAGTCTTCATTGAGACAACCCAGGTCCTAAAGGTTCCAGGCGGTGCTGGTACTTCTTACACCACAGATACACTCGTTGCTAACCCAACAGTAACTCCTGGTGGAGGCTACATCACTCCTACAACCAAGACCGGTAATGGTTCAGCAGACCGCTACGGCGCTATCTTCATCGGAGATAACGCATTTGGTCACGCTATTTCACTCCCAGTTGAGCTCCGCGATGGCGGTATCCTTGACTTCGGTCGTGAGCATGCGCTTGCTTGGTACTCAATCTTCGGACTCGGCTTGATCACCGATCAGTCTGTTGTTATTGCAGAAACCAACTAATAACTTAATAAGCAGTAAGCGGGGGGCTGCCCAGCCCCCCGTCTTTTAAAGAGTTCACACATTGGAGAAAAAATGGCAAGTCAATCAAAGCCAGGCAACGTAACTGGCCGTATGCGCGAACAAATGGCGAAGGATAACGCCGAAGCACAACAGGCTCGCGCAGCAGAAATGAGTCTCGCTACAGCAGAGGCAGAAGTTCGACTAGAAACAGAAGTAATCGACGCAACTAAGCCAAACCGCCCAACCGTAGTGGTTGATGAGGTTACAGTGGTCGGTAGCGCAGATGACGACCTAGTCACTATTCGAGTTATTGATGATATTGATTCTATGACTCTTGGAGCAGGCAATGTCTACTCCTTCAAGGCAGGCCCTAAGTACCAGGTCACTCGTAATGTGGCCCGCCACTTGGAAGAAAAGGGATATCTCGCAGGAGTTATTTAAGCCTTTAATAGCGAACTCGGCCAGCCTTAGTGCTGGCTGTTTTCGTTTATAGAGAAGTTTTAAGCCCTAAATGGGAACATTAGAAATAGCAGATCCGCGTTCATCAAGGGAGTTACAGTGGCAAATCTTCTAAGCCTTGTAAGACAGGTCAGAGATGAACTTGCCGACCACCCTAAGCAGTTTCAGAAGACGTTTTACACAGACGGAGTAACCACAGAATTTTCTTTAGGTATAAAGCCTATTGACCAAATGACCTTAGTTCTTACCGTAGACGGAACAGAAAAAGCTCAAGGCTTTGATTTTGAGCTGGACGCCCGCTACGGAGTTATTCGCTTTGGCACAGCCCCAGCCTCAGGTTCTACAATTCAAGTTTACGGATTCTCATATAGGTACTTTAGCGATGATGAGATATATCGTTACGTATGCACCGCAGTAGAGCAGCACCTTCACGAACGTACAGATAACTTTGGCAGCAAGATGACGGCTACCCGTTTGCCAAAAGTGGAAGAATATCCAGTAGCTATTTTGGCAACTATCGAGGCTCTTTGGGCTCTAGCCACAGATGCTTCTTTTGACATTGACATTTCAGCCCCAGACGGCGTAACTATTCCGCGGAGCGAGCGCTTTAGTCAACTAAGCCAGATTGTCCAACAGCGTTGGGAACAGTACCGACAGATTTGTTCACAGCTTAACGTAGGCCTCTGGCGTATCGAAATGGGCACCCTCCGCAGGATTAGTCGCACTACCAACAAGTATGTACCGCTATATATGCCTCAGGAAGTCGATGATTCTAGAATGCCTGACAGAATCTTTCTTTCAAATGACCAAATGGGCTATGCCCCTATACCAAGTAAAATTGGCATCTATGACTTAATATTGACTCAAGGCGATAGCTGGAGTGCGGTCTTAGATTTAAATTTTGATATTACGGGACTAACCCCTAAGGCAGAAATTAGAACATTTCCAAACTCACCATCGCTTTATGCTGAGATAGGAATCAAAGTTATTAAAGCGTCACAGCCAGCAAAAGTTCAGCTGTATTTAACTAAGCAGCAGACCGAGTACTTACCTACTCGAGGCTTCTGGGATCTACAGCTCACTTCAACCACTAACGATAGCTTTGAACAGACTGTGGCTCGCGGCCAAGTGTTTGTTCAACAGCAAGTAACATTGGACTAGACACATGCCATTTTTACAACATCCTGAAGGTTGCAACTGCCTCGTTTGTCAAGGCTCTGGGCTAGGCGCCCCATTTAGTTTTTCTGCCACTAATGCCAGCGACTTAGTCGTTGAGGAAATTAGTTTAGGCTCAGCAGGAGCCGCTGGAGCCACAGGTCCAACAGGCCCTTCCGGTTCTACAGGACCTACAGGTCCAACAGGCGCAGCGGGCACCGGCGTCACAATCTTAGGCTCTTACTCAGACTACGCATCTCTTGTAGCTGCTCATCCAACAGGTGTTGTAGGAAACGCATACATTGTTCAAGGTAATCTTTATGTTTGGTCCTCAAACACTAACTCTTGGATTAGCGTTGGAAATGTTCAAGGACCAACTGGTCCTGCGGGATCATCTGGACCAACGGGAGCACAAGGTCCGCAAGGCGTAACTGGTCCTATTGGAGCCACTGGCCCTCAAGGAACTGGCGTAACTATCCTTGGTTCTTACACAGATTACAATTCACTTTTAGCTGCACACCCAAGCGGCTCTTCAGGACAAGCTTACTTAGTAGCTGGCAATCTTTACGTATGGTCAACCAACACAAACTCTTGGGTAAATGTTGGAAACATTCAAGGACCGTCAGGAACTGCTGGAGCCACTGGACCAACAGGTCCACAAGGTAACGTAGGCGCTGTTGGTCCAATTGGACCTACAGGCGCTACAGGCCCCGCATCAACTGTTACAGGTCCAACAGGTTTGGCAGGCCCAACAGGTCCACAAGGATCAGTCGGTCCACAAGGACAGACAGGTGCAACGGGTGCGACCGGTCCTGCAGGTGCTGTAGGCGCAACTGGATCAGTAGGTCCAGTCGGTTCTACTGGACCACAAGGCCCAACAGGTTCTACTGGAGCAACTGGCCCAGCAGGTTCAACCGGACCAACAGGTCCTCAAGGAACCGCGGGTGCGCTTGGTGCGACAGGTTCACAAGGTCCTATTGGACCAACAGGTTTAACTGGTGCGACCGGTCCAACCGGCGCAACTGGTCTGCAAGGTGCAACAGGGCCACAAGGTTCGGTTGGCCCAACAGGTTTAACTGGATCAACTGGACCTACTGGTGCAACTGGTCCACAAGGTAACACCGGTCCAACTGGCACACAAGGTGCGCTTGGTTCCACCGGTCCTACTGGTCCACAAGGAACAACAGGTTCTGCTGTAACTATTAAGGGACAGTACGCAACGCAAGCCGCTTTGATTGCAGCGCATCCTTCTGGTTCTGCTGGAGATGCGTACCTTCTTGCTGACGGTACTCTTGAAGTTTGGAATCCTTCGCTTGTTGCTTGGCAAAACGTTGGAAACATTCTTGGTCCTACAGGTCCTACTGGAGCTGCTTCAACAGTTCCTGGCCCAACTGGTGCCACAGGTTTAACAGGTGCAACCGGTAACATCGGCCCAGTCGGTCCAACAGGTCCACAAGGTGACATTGGCGTAACTGGTCCAACTGGTTTGACAGGTGCGACCGGTGCAACTGGTGCTGTTGGCGCAACCGGTCCACAAGGACCATTAGGTCCAACTGGATTAACCGGAGCAACTGGTCCTACAGGTGCGCTTGGTCCTACAGGTGTTGCTGGCCCTACAGGTCCTATGGGTCCTGCTGGTCAAGTTGGTGCGACAGGTCCTGCCGGACAAACTGGCGCAACTGGTTCAACTGGTCCTCAAGGTGCTATCGGTAATCCTGGTCCTACAGGCCCTACTGGTTCTATTGGTGCAACTGGTCCTGCTGGTACATCAGTAACAATTCTTGGAACATTCAACTCTGTTGGTGATTTGCAAACAGCTCACCCAACAGGTTCCCCTGGAGATAGTTATGTTGTTCAAGGACAACTTTACGTCTGGGTAGCTAATACAGCTTCATGGTTAAACGTTGGACCAATTCAAGGTCCTACAGGTTCTGCTGGTGTAACTGGTCCAACTGGTGCTACCGGCGCTGCAGGTATTGCTGGTTTAACTGGTGCCACAGGTCCTCAAGGCCCACTGGGTCCAACAGGTCCAGCCGGTGCAAATGGAATTCAAGGTGTCACCGGACCTACCGGTGCCACAGGTCCGCAAGGAATTGGATCAACAGGTCCTACAGGTGCTACCGGTCCACAAGGCCCACAAGGTGTTACTGGCTTAGTCGGTCCAACAGGCCCTTCAGGCTATACAATACTAAATGTAGACGGTGGTGCACCCGATTCTGTTTACGGCGGTCCGCTCTATATAAATGCTGGAGGAATAAGTTAAATGGCTGTAGTCATTCAGTTACGACGCGGAACAGCGGCTGGTTGGACAGCAGCTAATCCAGTACTTGCTCAAGGCGAATTCGCTTCAGAATACGACACCGGCAAATTTAAAATTGGTGATGGAGTAACGGCTTGGAACAGCCTGCCTTACTCTTCTGGAACTAACGGTGTAGCTGGAGCTACTGGCGCAACAGGCCCTACAGGACCTGCTGGAGCTAACGGCACTAGCGGATCCAATGGTGCTACAGGACCTACTGGCCCACAAGGATCAGTAGGACCTACTGGACCTTCGGGCTCCGCACTAGCTAATGCTCTGGTTGCTGATTCGTTCTTAGGACTTGGTATCCTTATGCCAAAGCAGACAGTAACGGCAACAACAAGCACTACTACAACTAAAACTACTTCATCGGTTCTTCCTCCGATGTGGTTTCTCTAAGAAGGAGTCCAAGTGGCACGTAACATTATTCTTGAAACACAGAATATTATTGTAGACCCAGTAGGCGGTACTATTACAATAACCGACCGTTGGATTCGCCCTGAAAGACTCATGTTAATTCAAAACATGACCTCAGGTAAAACTCTTTACAACTTTTCTGATGCAACTACTAATTGGACAAATTACACACAGTTAACCGGAATTAACTACGTTACGGCTGCGCAGGCTGGTGTTGTAAATGGAGCCAATATTCCCGGAACAGTAATTACTCTTCCAACTATTCTTTCTACAAATACACAGGCCACAGACATCATATCTATCATGGTGGACGACTTTACTCAGCTTATTAGCTTTGAAGATCCGTTCCTTGATGGACAAAACAAGCTTAAGGTAACCACCCCGCAATCTTTGATGGATACCGACTTTGAGTATTCAATCCAGCCTTCTAAGTGGGAAGCTATTTCGCTTACACAAAACTACCCATCATTCTTTGCAAAGCCGGGTGGAGGTAACGCCCTTCAAGTCACCTCCGTCATTTCTGACGGAGCCTCTCCTCGTTCAAACATTACCGTAACAACAGTCCAACCTCACGGAGGATTTGTTGGTGGAGTTATTTCTGTTCAAGAAACTCTTAATCAGCGTGTTGAAGGTACCTTTGGAATTACCTCTGTTCCAACAATTTATACGCTTACTTACAAAGCAAAGGGACTTGTTCCAATTGGAGACATGAACCTTGCTAACTTGTCTGCCGTATACCTTGGAGACGTATTTGACCACGCTCACATTCCTGGAGGTTCTTACCCAGGACTTGGAACAGTACCTGGCGCAACTAACACGCTTAATACCTTTACTGCATCTACAGACGGCGCAGCGCCTTCTTCAAACATTACAGTTACTTTCCAAAATCTACACGGATTGTTCCCAGGAACTCCTATTTCTGTAGCAGGAACTAACAGCTGGGATGGTGACTATTACATCACCGAAGTTCCTTCCGTACGCCAGATTAAGTTCAACATTGGTTATTACATCGGAGCTTTGTCTACCCCGTCTACTTCCCGCATTATTGCAAAGAACGATGGTTATGTCATTCACCGTCCATATGACGCAGGTGTTGCTCTAACAACATATAACCCAGTAGCGGGCATGCAGATGATCCGTCAAACTCGCCGATATTTCCGTTACCAAGCGGGTAAAGGAATGCAGTTCTCTACTGGTGCAAAACTAACACCAGTATTTACTGTTGATTCAATTGTCCTTTCTACTGGAGTTCAGGGAGCACTTGCAACAATTCAAATTGCAACAGTTGAAGACCACGGTCTACAGGCTGGTGCAGTAGTTTTGATTGAAAACGCAACTACATCTCAGACTTACAACCCCTACAATGGGTACTTTACTGTAACCAACATTATCGATTCAAATACTTTCCAAGTGCAAACCACTTTAATGTCACCTGTACAAGCAGTTGATTTGGTTTCAACTGGTACAAATATTTACGTCCACGCGTATACGTGGTACGGCGCAGCTACTCGTGCAGGAATATTTGACGATCAAAATGGTTTTTGGTTTGAGTACGACGGTCAAGAAATCTATGTCTGTCGTCGTCACTCTGAAAAGCTATTGCAGGGACGTGTATCTGTTACCTACGGCTCTAACATTATTATTGGAACTAATACGCAGTTCCGTCGTCAGCTGATTGTTAACAACAACATCGTTATTAAGGGTGCTGTATACAAGGTCATCTCAATTTCAGATGATTCTACGGTCCACGTATCCCCAGCTTATCGCGGTCAAACGTTGTCTAGTGTGCGCGCAGCAATTACTCAGATTGAGCGTTACGGTCAAGATAACTGGAACTGGGATCAGCTGGACGGAACTGGTCCATCAGGTTATGACGTAGACATTACAAAGATGCAGATGCTCTTTATCGACTATACCTGGTACGGCGCAGGAACTGTTCGATTTGGTATGCGTGGTCCAAACGGAAAGCTTATTTGGTGTCACCGTATGCCGATGAACAACAACAACCAAGTGGCTTACCAACGCTCAGGTAACCTTCCTGCACGTTATGAAGTTACTACCGAGCCTACTCAGAACACCCGTCTTATTGGTGGAGCTGGTGGACGCGGCACAGCTGTTGGTCCAAACGATTCTGTCATGCTAGTTGAAAACACTCACGACTGGCCTGCACAGGGCGTTATTTGGATGAAAGATGACATCAACTGCGAATTGCTGACTTACAGTTCTATTGGAGCTTACGACTCAGTTAATAAGGCGTACCCAATTAATATAACCCGTCGTCAACCGATCACCCTATGGTTCCCAACTGGATACCAAACAATTAAGGGCGGAAGCACCCCTGTAACATTTACCCCAGACTCAACTCTTACAGGAGTTGGTGGTTTGGCTCAAGTAGGTATTCAGCAGATTTTGATGCAGTGTTCGCCAATCGTGCAGCACTGGGGTTCCTCAGTGGTTCTTGACGGCGGGTATCAGCAAGACTTGCTCGGTATCTACACTGGTGGTATGACTAAGTATGTGGGTGTGCCTGCTGGTACAGCTCGTCCTCTAGTAGCTATCCGCGTAGCGCCTTCTGCTGATAACGCAATTGGCAAGAACTTTGGTCAACGTGAATTGCTAAACCGTATGTCACTTCAGCTTCGTTCTATTGGTGTTCAGACAAACGGCTCTTTCCGTATTGACTGTGTTTTGAACCCAGCGTATCTCAGCTACACGAACTGGACAACAACCCAGCTTGCTCGTAGCACTACTACCAACGCTATCTCCGGAACTAACGGCTCTACCTCTTTAACAATTAACTCAGCTACCGATACTTTGGGAACTACCGGCATCGTAATAGGAATGTCAGTTAGCGGCACAGGTATCTCTGCCGGAACAATCGTTACTAACGTATTTGGAAGCACAATCCAGATCAGCTCCGGTTTAACTCAAAATGCTGCGGGCGTGTACACGTTCACACCAACAGCGGGCTACTCCGGCCTTCCAACTGACTGGCAAAAGGACCCAATTGGTGTCAACTCACTAGCTCAGGTCCTCTACTTTGACAATGCTGGTAGCGGAGGCGGAATCGTACCTTCAGGCTCACCTACAGGTTATATAGTCGGTGGAGATTCCGTGTTCTCATTCTTCTCAGAAAACGGTGGCGGTGCCTCTAACTACAACTCATCCGTATATGACATTACGGGTATTAAAGACCTTGGAAACTCCAATATGTCCGGTAACGGCAACGTATCTACCCCAGGTTTTCCTGTGGGACCAGACGTACTGGTTATCCAAGCTACAAACATCGGTACGACCACAGGAAGCATCGCAGCTCGTATTTCCTGGACAGAAGCTCAAGCCTAACGAGTTTGAGAAGAAAAGAAAAGTTCGCCAAGTTACACTTGCATACAGAAGGTAGGTAAAAAGACAATGCCAGATTATTCATCGCTCGGTCCTCAAATAACCGCGCTTAAGAATGACATTAGCACCACCTTGTCTGGTGCTGGTCCATTCACTTCAACCGATTACGCGTACTACGCAAATGCGTTGAACACGCTCGGTACCATGTTGGGCGTAAACGACATTGTCGCTGCTACCAACACTCAATTAACAAGCATTAGCACAGCCGGTACCACACAGGTCGGCTTGGTTAATACTGCGGGAACCACTCAGGTTGCTGCAGTTAACTCTGCAGGTACCACACAGGTAGCCGCAGTTGCAGCAACAGCTGCGAACCTTTACACATTTGGATACATGGGGGTCCTTGCATAATGGCTACAAACGTCGCTCGTCTAAAGATCGGTACCGCGGGTCTCACAGATTCTTCGCCTTATACCGTTCCAGCATCTACACAGGCGATCATCACTAACGTGGTGTTCTCAAACAAAACAGCAAACACTCGTACAGTTACGATGACTGCTGGCGGTTACTCTTTCTGCACAGGCCTTCAGGTCCCTGCAAACGGAACCGTAAATTTCGATACCCGTACAGTACTAGTTGCTACAGAAACAATTACAGTAGTAGCGGACGTAGCGTCTGCTGTTGACTACTTTGTTTCTGGAGTCACCGTAGCGTAAAGGACCTAAATAATGTCAATTTCCGCATCTAAAGACTTACTCGTCTTCCCTAACGATAACTCGGGTCGCGTTTACGTCAATGAAACTATTTTTACAGCCAACGGTACCTGGAGCGCGCCTGTAGGCGTAACTAGCGCTCAGGTTATCCTTGTTGGCGCAGGTGGCGGTGGCGGTGGCGGTTCAGCTGCTGTTGCTGGTGGCGGTGGCGGCGCAGGTGCTGTTGTCGTAAAGAACCTCACAGTCACACCAGGTACCTCATACACAATTACAATTGGCGCAGGCGGACAGGGTGGTCAAGGATCACTTACCTCTGCAACTGACGTTCTTTCTACTCTTCCAGGCGGAAACGGCGGAACTACATCATTTGGTACCATCACAATTGGTAACCTCTTGTACAACGCGTATTTCGACTACGGCAACGTTTCATGGGATAACGTGGTTTTCTATCGCGCAATCACCGGTGTTAACGGCCAGTCTTTGGTTACAGCGTTCCCTAACGTAAACGGCATTGTTGCTGGTATGTATGTAAACGCTTATACAACTATGGCCGGTTTGCCAGCTAACGTTCAGGTTGCTTCAGTATCAGGTAACACAATTAACCTTACCGCTGCTCTTACAGCTGCTGTAAACGGTATTGCCGCGTTTGATATTAACGATAATACAACTAAGAACTCAAATATCATTTACAACAATATCTCAACACCTACCTTTGATGCTAAGACGGGTACAAACCCACAGACAACCGGTGGTCCAACCTCCCCATGGTTCTACAACCTGTCTAACAACCTTCTTCAGCCTCAGGTAGCTCAGTTTGAAGACCCAACGATTGTTACTAACGGTTACGTCCGTGTTTACGGAACTAACCCAGCAACAATTCAGATCACTAACTCAGGTCTTCCAACCAAGCTTACTGAAATGGGTGTTCCATTTACTGTAACCGCATCTGGCGTTACAACATCTCAGTCACTTACAGTAGCAACTACAGCAAACCTTGCTGTTGGCATGTATGTTACTGGTGCTAACATCCAGACCGGTACTGTAATCAACAGCATTGATAGCACAACAAGCTTGACTATCTCTAACGTCCCTACAGGTAACTTCACTGCACAATCTGTCGGATTCTCATACTCAGGCTCTTCACTTGGCCAGTATGCTCTTCAGGTTGTAACGGGCTCTTCTGTAGCAGCTGCTAACCCAACATGGGTAAACACTTCTAGCCTTAACAACACCTCAAACACAACTGGTTCAACATCAGTTGCTGGTTTTTCCGGTATTCCATATGTACCAGGTCAGACTTACACACTTTCTGTGTACGTAAACCCTAACACTGTGGTTTCAACTGGTACACCAATCCTCTTGCAGCTTCGTTCAACTGGCGCTTCTTACATGGCACAGTCAAACGTCAACTATCTTGGCGGTACAACCACAGGTACAACTAACTCAATCGACGCTGGTACATCCAACGGATTCTTTGTTCGTCAGATCACCCCAACATTGATGGCTGGTTACGGCGGAGCTACCACAGGTGTAGCTAATGCTGCAAGCGGTGTTACCACAATTACTTTGGACTCAACTTCTTGGGGTCAAGTATTTGCGGGTATGACCGTCGCTGGCGCGGGTATTCCAGGATCAACAGTAATCTCTTCTGTAGGCGGCTCTAACACAATCGTTATCAGCAACGCTACAAGCGCTCCGCTGTCTAACACAACACTCACTTTTGGTGTTCCAACCAACACGCAAATCTTTGCTAACCGTTGGCAGCGCATTACCGCAACCTTCACAACACCTGGCTTTGGCGCTACCACCCAAAACAGCGTGTACGGTTACGGTTCTACCCCACAGTTCATCTACCCAACACTCGTATTCGAGCAGCCAAATACAATCTTCTGGATTGACAATATGCAGCTTGAACTCGGTAACTCAACCACGTCATGGTTGCCTCCTCTATATGCTACTGATACCTCGCTTGTAATTCAGAACACAACATCTGCTACAACAGGTAACATGGAAGCTTCACACAAGTTTGTAAAGGCAATTGCCGGAACAACTTACGCAGGATCTGCGTTCGTACTTGAGTCAGGCACAACCCAGCAGTATCGTCCAGTAGCGGGATTCATCGAGTTCTACGATGCAGACTACAACTCACTTGGACGCACCAACGGCACAGGTTACGCGTTGCCATCAATTGGTGTTGCTTCTGGTACTCAGTGGTCAGCTACTCTTCCAGTACCTACTACACACCCAATTCGTGTAGGCGTTACCGCTACAGCTCCAGTGAACACCGCTTATGCTAAGTTTGGCGTAACTGCCCTTAACGCAGCTCAGCAGGCTTCAGCTGGTGTAGTTGAATTCCACGTAATCTACCCACAGCTTGAAACAACAACTTATACAACAGTCCACCGCAACAACGATGGTTCGTATGTATTTGCTGGTCAAGCCGGTAACTCAGTCCTTATCTCCATCGCAGGTACTTATGTACAAGCTGAAGGTGGCGGTGGTGGTGGTACCTACAACTCCCAGATCCCAGTCTGGCAGTATGGTCTAGAAGGCGCTAACAACGGTGGACACGCAGCTAACGGTGGGTACAGCACCCCAACAGCAGCTGGTGGCGGTGCAGGTTCATTCCAGGCTGGCGGTAACGCTCTTACTTACATGCCTAACCCAACTAACAGCACAACCTTCAACTTCTCAGGTACTTCAGCTATCACTGGTGCCTACGCTCTTCCAACCTTCCCACTTCGTGGAAATTACGGCGGAAACGCGGTTACCAACACAGGTACCTCTGCAGCTAACATCCCAACATACGCTGGTGATGGTGGTCTTGGTCAAACAATCTCTAGCTTGAACTCAGGTTCAACTAACGGTATTGCAATCGCCGGTGGTGGCGGTGGAGCTGGTTGGATGAACTCATCCTCTGCTACAGCTATCACTTCAGGTCGCGGTAACGCTGGTGGCGGTCGTGGTGGCTCTGTCTACCTCGTCAACCAAGCTAACCTTGGCCCTGACTACTACGCACGTGGTATCGATGCTGTACAGAACACTGGTTCCGGCGGTGGTGGTGGAGGTTCTAACCAGAACAACTCCCCTCTTACACCGGTCAACCATTCACACACAGCAGTGGTTACTTACGAAACAGCTAACTCGGCTATCTACCAGTGGTCACCTCTGTACAACTCTTCAATTCAGGTTGTAGCTGGTTCTCTCATCTACGGTACTAACGTTAACCGCGTTACTATCCAAGACGTTGGCGATGCAAAGATCGTAACTTCATGGTCTGAAATTCCAGTCCTTCCACGTACTCAGCTTTACTTCCCAGGCGTAGCTGCGATTCTTCGTACCGCTCCAGCCGGTGTTACTTCAACACAGTTCCCTGGTCAAGCAAAGCAGGTTCGTCCTACAGTTCGCTGGAAGACAACTGATGGAAAGATTATCCGTGAGGATCGTCCATATGCCAACATCATCTTCTCAGCCCTCACAACAACAACTTACCTTGGACCAGTCGGTGCCACAGTAGGCGCATGGCAGACACTTCTAGCACCTGCTAACGCAGCGTACTTTGATGTAACATGGGAGTTCTTGTACTTCGATGGCGGCGACCAGATTGACGTTGACTTCAACGGTCTCCAGTACTATCCAAACATCTCAAACGGTGGAAACGGCGCCGATGGTCTTGCTATCGTTCGCTGGTTCGACAAGGCAACATTCTAATAAGGAACTAGGAGACTACATCAATGGCAACTTATGCACTCATCTCAGGCAACAGCGTAGTTAACGTTGTTGTAGCTGACACCGAGGCAGACCTTGGCCCAGTAGCTAATGTCTACGATGTAAAGAACATCTCCGGACTTAACCCCCAGCCTTCAAAAGGCTGGGCGGTTTCCGGTGATACTTTCATCCCACCAAAGGTAGGCGCAGCTGCAGCAGCAAACTGGCACGGTGCCGGGTTCACGGGCGAAGCATCTAATTCGGAAGAATCTCAGGAAGGTAACTAAGCCCCATGGCCATTACCTCAGTACCTACAGTACTGTCGTCTTCTACTGACGTATTCATCAACGCTGGAATGACTTCTCGTATTCAGTCATTCACAGCGTTGTCTGGATCGCTCAGCATCAACCCAACTAGCGGCGGTTACTCAAGAATTCTTTCACCTAGCGGAACTCTTACAGTCACTTTTACTGGCATTCCTTCAGGCTATTCAAACGTCTGGTATGTTGAAGTAAACAACAAGCTGGCTCAAACAGTTACCTTCTCAGGCGTCTCTTGGAGTGGCGGTTCATCTCCAACCCTTACATCAACTGCAAATAAGATGTCCCTTCTTCAGTTCTTCTCACCAGATGGTGGAACAACTGTGTACGGAACAATGCTTATTGCTTCTGCGTAATAGGAGCTACCATGCCAGTTAACGCTCGTCCACTCGCAATCGCAGCTGGATCAGATGCTTACCGCAACACGGAAATCTCAATCCGCCAAGGTTCCCAAACAGGCGCCTCAGGTAACATTACAATCTACCCAGCTGGCAACCAGTACTTCCGTATTTTAAGCCCAGCAAATAACGTCACAGTTACTTTTGCTGCGCCTAACCAGATTTTCAAAAGCATTGTTAGCACCACAGGTGCGTACAACAACCCTGGTCTAAGCGGATATACCGGAAACATCTGGTGGGTCGAAGTTAGCAATCGCGGTTCTTACACTGTCGCTTTCAACAATATTACTTGGGACGGCGGATCAGTACCTACTTTGGCAACCACCGGCAAGAACTTAATCATGTTCTACTCCCCAGACGGTGGCACAACCATCTATGGAAGTATCCAATACACGCTGTAATTTAAGAAATATTGCCCCACTGCCCTTCGGGACCAGTGGGGCTTTTCTTTTTATGGATACACTTAGACCATGAAAATAGCCGTTTACACCATCGCATTAAATGAAGAACAGTTCGTTGAACGCTGGTATGAATCAGCCAAAGATGCAGATTACTTGGTTATAGTCGACACAGGTTCTACAGACAAAACTGTAGAGAAAGCTGAAGCGCTAGGGATTGTGTGTCACACAATTAGCGTTAAGCCTTGGAGATTTGATGACGCCAGGAACGCTGCTCTAGCCCTTCTTCCGGATGACGTTGACTACTGCATTTCTTTGGATATGGATGAAATGCTGTGGGTAGGATGGCGAGCAGAGCTAGAAAAGTTAGACCCAAAGGTAGTTACTAGACCACGTTACCTTTACACATGGAGTTGGAATGAAGATGGGTCGCCGGGAGTTCAATTTGACGGGGACCATATTCACACTCGTCACGGATACCGTTGGCGCCACCCTGTGCACGAAGCTCTGTTTCCAGACCGTATTCAGGAAGTCCATCAAAAAATTGATTTGCAACTTCACCATCACCCTGACCAAAGCAAATCACGGGCTCAGTATTTGCCACTTCTCCAGCAGTCTACGATAGAAGACCCATACAACGACCGTAATGCTTTCTATTACGCTAGAGAGCTTTACTTCTATCGAATGTTCCCTGAAGCCGCTGTAGAGTTTGAACGGTACCTTAACCTGCCCACAGCTACTTGGGTGGCTGAGAGGGCGGCTGCGTACCGTTATTGGGCACGTTGTGAGCCGTCTAGAACCGAAGAACTTTTGCAAAAGTCTTACGAGGAAGACAAACTTCGTCGAGAAACCATGGTAGATCTAGCTCAGTATTACCACGATAAGAAAGATTGGCTTAACTCTTGGAACTGGGCAACGACTTCCCTGATTATTAAAGAAAAGCCATTGGACTATTTATGTGAGCCATATGCTTGGGGAGCTACCCCGCACGATTTAGCTGCCGTTGCAGCTTTCTATCAAGGCGATAAGAAAAACGCCATAATTCACGGCAAGCATGCTTTGGAGATAGAGCCTACAAACGAGCGCTTAAAGAGTAACCTAGAGTTCTATAACGCTTAAGGAGCCTTATGCGCCACTACAACCCAGGCGGTAGATTTGATGCCGACTTCGAGACCGACTCGGTTCTAGAAGGCGTTTCTGCCGACCTACAAAACCCAGCAGGTACAACTGCCCTTTGGTGGGTGTTTGACCCTGTGGCTACGCGAGTTCACCCTGTCTACGACGTAGGCGCTGACACTGGCGGTCGTATGTGGAAGGGTCCTTACGAGATCCCTGTCATTAAGGCAGTAATCGACCAAGGCGGAGTTCCTTTAGATGAGCGCGGTTACTACAACGCCGATAGTTTGCACTTAACTTTGGACTCAGAGGCTATAGACAGAATCGTTCCAGGCGTTCTTCGCAACCCTGACTTACAAAACCGAGGCCGAATCATTTGGCTAGGCGAAGTCTTTCGTCCAGTCGGAGTTCAACAGGCTGGAATTGTTGCCAATAGGTTCTCCCTAGTTCTAGTTGACTGCATTCAAGTAATGCCTGAGGAAATGATTAACGACCCTCAGTTCCAGCAGTACGCTGTAACGTCTTATGATTCGGCTACGGCTGTGGTCCGCACCCCTTACGACATATCTGAAAGCTATCCTGGCTCTACCGATCCAGCGTCCCCTAACTACAACCATCAGTAATAATGCCATTTAAATCCCAATCTCAACGCAAGTTCATGTACGCACAGCACCCAGAGATGGCCAAAGAATGGGAAAATAAAACACCTAAGGGTAAAAAACTCCCAGAGAAAGTCAAAAAGAAAAAGAAGGCAGGAAAGTAATGTCCTTATCTCATAACCTCGTAACGCTCAGCTCTTCAAGCGCTACCTTGTTGAACCCAGACAACATCACAACCAGTTTCTCTGGAGAAGCCCGTCACGACTACAACGCTGTTAGCGTGTCTATCCAAAACGTAGATGCTACAGCTACCGTGTACTTAGGATCCTCAAGCGTAACTTCCTCATCTTATGGAATTAAATTAGTTGCTGGAGCTATAGCGAGTATCGATGATTTAACTTACACCTCTGGTCTTTACGCAATTTCCAGCTCTAATGGTTCTCAAGTTGGATTGATTTTGGTGAAGCGATGA